GTAAGCTGCTTTAGGATTTTCAGGTAATGTATCTATTTCACCCTTTCTAACTAAACCCATAAAATACAGTTTAGCTTTGTCATCTAATGATAATTCTTGTTCATTTACACCATCAGCATCTATTTCAAACTTATTAAACTTATCTATATCGTTGATACTTTTAATATGAACTCTTTTACCGTCTTTATCTAAACCATACACTTTGGATCCATCATTTCCAGGATTCTTTAATTCTGCTTTAGCTCTACGTTTAGATATAGATGAATTCATTCCTAAATCTTGTCTAGTAGATTCATTCATATCATAATCGTTCAATTGTTTTTGAACTTTATATAAACGATCTTCTAATTTATTTAATTCATCACCATATCTGTCTGCAATTGGTCCACCTTCTGGTTCAGCTTCTTGCTCCATGTCCCTAAATAACTGCTTCCTTTCTTTTTTAAGATCTGCTAACATACCTCTTAATGTTAAAGCTTCATCATAATCAATTCTTTCGGTCATTGTATAACCTAAAGAACTTACCATACCAGATGGCATTTTCATTTTATACTTGGATTTTTTCTTTTTTTTCTTTTTACCAGGTTGTAATTTTTTTCTTACAAAAGCATAAGGTGTATTATAAGCACCTGCAGCACCCGACATAGATACTTCATCTATATCAGATTCATTAACTTCCCCTTCCATGGTCATTCTTTTATAATCTTCTGGGTATTCATTACGAAGATGAGTTCTTATTTTGTTTCTAGTTTGTTTTAACTCTTCATAAAACTCTCTAAATTTTTCATCATCTTTTACTTTAGTATAAACACCTTTAGCTGTTTCAGCTGCATCATTAATATCATCAAATAACTTATCAAAATTAGGTAAGTTAGTTATTTTCCAAGATACTCTACCAGTTTGTTTATCAACATCCTGGACTGTAAATCTAGTATCGCCATCTTTAGAATAAGTTACATCACCAATTTTATAATTACCCTGTTTTGCTAAATTAGGAGCCGGAGCTTCTTTAATTTTATATTTGTGAGCCATTTGCTATTTTGATTTCTTGAATTAATTCATAATATTGCAACAAATCAACTAAATTTTCATTACCGATTTTATCAGTTTTGCTTAATTCTGTTAATAATTTTGCTACTTCGATTATTTTAATTTTTGTAGCTTTATCTTTTATATTTTTTGATTCTTTATTTAATGAAGATTTTAACTCATTTATTTTTATATTATAAAAATTTCTTAATCCCGGAGTTGAATCAACAGAATTAATAAATTCTTTAAGTACTTCTTTTTGTTTAAGAGATAAATCTTTATACTTATCATTAAATTTTTCTAAAAGTACTCTATACGTTAAAATTCTTGTATCTTTATCAAATGTAGAAAATTCTTCTAATACTGTTTTTTTAGTTTCTTGCTTTAATTCTTGTTTTGTTAAAAATTCAAGTAAAGTAATTTTGTTATTAACTAATTGTTGGGTATTAGATATTGATTCTGAGTTGTATCCTTCTATTAAAGTGTATACTGCTGCTAATTCTTTATAATCGTTTATTTTAGCACCAAAAAATACATCTAAATTATAATAGTTTTTTATTTCATTAATTAAATTGTATTTTTGTTTTCTTAAAGAAGTTCTACTAAATTTCTTTGAATTATCTAAAATTGTACTAATTACAGAATTTGCCCTTCCTTCACTAATAACTTTAGATTTTAATACAGATTCATATAATTTATATTCACGACCTAAAGAAGTTTTTACAAAATATTCTTTTAAAATATCAATTGCTGGGGAATCTACACCTTTTAAAGTATCTGCAGTTATTTGTCGTACTAACAGTTCAAATAATATGCCTGTATTTTTGTACTTTGAGTGTTTTATTTTCATCAAAAATATATTTATTTATAAATATTAAAAGATTCTTACTTCTTTAATTGTTTTTCATCTAATAACGAAGAAGTGTCTTTATCTTTTTCAAATATTAATTTTTTACCGTCTAATTTTTTAAATATATCTTTATTTTTTAAAAAAGTTGATTTTGCACTTTCAAGAGCTAACGCGCTTCCTCCATTAAATTTAGGTCTAATAGAATCAGAATCATTATTATCTGTACCTTTCATACGTTTAACTCCTAATCTATCTTTACCAAAATTATCATCTTGAGTATTGCGTTTTGTGTTAGAAACTTTTGGTCTTCCTAATTTAGGATCATCAGCAGCATATTTATCCGGTTCAGGAACATTACCTGGGTCTGTATACATTCTGCCCTTACCATAAAGTGAGGCTAAATCATGTGGAGTACCATATGACTTTCCGGATTCTATTGGGTCATTACCTTCTGCTTCTATTTGTGCTAACCTAAATTTACGTTTAGCATCTTCTTGTACTAAATCTCTATACTCATCATATTGATCTTCACTAAAGTGATAAACATTGTCATAAATCCAATCAGATGGTACTAAACCTTGGTCTATCATTTGTTGTGCTAACTCTGTTTTTGATTTTAGTAATTCAATTTTTTCTTGTTCTAATACAATAGATGGACTAGACATCTGTAATGTAAAATTAGTTAGAGTTTCGTCAGTATAGCCTTGAGTATATAAATGAACTAATGCTATTTTATTTAATTCAGATAGCATAATTCTTTGTATTCTTTCAATTGTACGAGCAAATCTAATATCTTGAGCTGCTAATGTAGCTTTACCTTCTACTCCCTCTTCATACCCTAAAAAGGCTTTAGGTATTTTAAGAGCAGCAAATAATTTACCTCTTAAATATTCCACATCTTGGATACCATCATACTGTAGTCCAGGAGTAGTTTCTATTTTTGTAGTTGCATCATTACCTCTAATTGGAATATAAAAATCTTCTAACATATTTTGCATGTTATATTTTAAATTATATTCACCTGTATTATTATCTTGGAATGGTGTTCTTTTTAATTGTGAAATAGTTTTTTGCATAAAAGTTTCTATTTCATTAGGAGGAATAGAACCAACATTCATATAAAAAATACGCTTTTCAGGTGCACGAGCAATTCTATGGATTAACATTGCGTCTTCCATTAATACATACTGTTTATATAATTTACGAGCAGGTTCAATATATGATCTACCATAAGGAAGGTAGTTAACATCAGAAATTAATCTAAAATGAGCCATTTCATAATTATCAAAGAAAATACCTGGTTCATTTTCCATATTACCTGATGCGTAACCAGGTACAGGATACATACCTGAACTTATATTATCCATACCATCTGGGGAATACCTATATCTAATCTCTGATATATTATCTGGGTTATATGCTTCTTGTCTTTCAATATGGTAAGCTGTGTAAGGGATAACATTATAAACACCAAATTTTTCTGCTATTTCTAACTTTAAGAAAAAATCACCATATTTACACATTTGACGTATCCACATCCAAAGATTAAATTCAATATTTAAAACATCATAAAATAAATTATATAATATTTTTTGTATATCTTCATTAGCACTTCTAATTTGAAGTACTTCTCCCATATCATTTTTAAGAGTAGATTCATCAGCTAATATATCCAAAGCTGAGGCTATAATAGCATCCTGATCCATTAAATCATATTCTGAGTATAATTGAGGTCTTAAGTATTGGTAATTCATATTGAACTGAGCCCCATATAATGAAGTAGGGGAAGTAGAATAAATTCTATTATATCTATCTACTAATGAATTAGTTTCTATTTCACCCGTAGATTGAATTTTACCACTGTCTATTACCTTTACTTGATTACCACCAACATTTCTTATTATTACGTCAGTAGAAAATAATCTTTTTAATCTTGAAAATACGCTTTTATTAGCCATAATTAATTGTTATTATTATAAATATGATTTAAAAGAGCCATCTAATGTCTTCTTTACCATCTCCAAAGTTTTGTTCATATGGGTTTTTAACATTTGCTGCTCCCCCATAACCTCCTTGATAAGGAGTTCTATTTACAGACATATTACTTAAGGCATTTTTTGTTATATCAATACCTCTTTGTCTAAATTTTAATGCTGTATCTCTTATATACATAGCGATACCAAACGCCATTACTAAATCATCATTATACCCACCTTGAGCTTCTGGTCTTCCATTTTTCCAAATAAAAGTTCTCATCTCTTCTAATAAACGTTTAGATTGAAATGTTACACCTTTATCACTTAAATATTCTTGAAATTTACCTATTACCATTGGTCTAGTTCTAGAAGACATAGTAAAACCTGGGATCATTTTACTAGTATCCATGTATTTTTCAAAATAAGAATTGGCATTTGTTGTTTCTGTTTTATTTGAATAATATAAATTAGTATAAGCTCTATCAATACAAACTTGAAGGGTAGCCCAACCTATATTTGCATTTTCAACAACTAATAATGCCTCATTATATTCAGTAGCTAATCCAACTAATAAATGTCCATATTCTTTAGTACCAATCTGTCCTTTATATTCAGCTACCTGTACGTTATTTTCAATATCAATAACATGGCAAGCCGAATAATCTTTACCATCACCTCGGGCAACGTCCGCTACTACTATATAATTTCTTGTATAATCCGGTGATTCCCAAACCCATAAATTTTGATCAGCACCTCTTCTTTCTAAGGGGTCCTTTATAAATGTTTTTTCATAATATTCAATATATTCAGGGTAAAATACAATATCACCAGATGTTGAAAAATCACAATCACACTCTTGTGCTGCCATTCTAGGATCACCTAATAATTCATCCTGTCTTTTTCTCCATACATCATCTCTTTCAGGGTGAACATACCAAGGTAATTTGATAGGTAAAAAATCATTTTCCCCTCCTTCTGCCCTTGTCCAAGTTTGATGAAACCAATTTCCTGTACCATAAGGTGTACTTAATGCTATACAACCACCCCCAGTTGCTAAAGTTTGTTGTGCTGATGCCCAAATTTCTCCAATATTATCAATAAAAGCAGCCTCATCTATTAACAGTAAAGATACCGCTTCTGATCTACCAGCATCACTTGAAGCTGATGTAGCTTTGATTTGGGAACCATTTGATAATCTAAGATTTAATTTATTATTTTCAGATGCATCTACTTTTAACCATGATGGTAAATTTTCATACATAAATTTTACCTTTGTAACCATGTTTTTAGCCGTTTCTTGCTTTGTTGCAATACAAAGAATATTTTTATCTTTAGAAAAAGTCATCATCCATAAAGAATAACCTGCAGATAAGGTAGATAAACCTAATTGTCTAGATTTTAATACTATAGAATAAGGATTATCCTGGAATAACTTTAATACTTTTTCTTGGAAGGGAAATAGATTAAACTGTATACGCCCACGTTGTGGATGTTGAATATAACAATATTTACGCATAAAATGCACTGGGTCCTTAGCGCATTTTAAATATTCTTGACGTATTACCTTTTTTATATCTGACATATATTAATTTAATAAAAGTACTACTCCTATTACTGCTACTATACCTGCTCCACCCATAAGTTTAGTTTTTAATTTTTGTTTTTTTAAATCAGTTTGGAGTCTTTTTGATAATTCTTGAGATAAAGATAATTGGTCTGTTTTTGTTAACATTATAGATTCAAAATTTCCTACTTGAAAATTTAAATTTTTTATAATACTATCTTTTAAAACAACTTTTTGTTCTAATAACCCTATTTTACTTATACTAAGTGTTAATTCTTCTTTTAATCCATCACCAGTAATTAAATCTTTAATTACTAATTTTGCTATTGGTTTTTTCAGTTGAATCGATGTACTGTCTGTAACGTTCTGTGAAAAACCTTTCAAGCTCATTATCATCAAAAGAATCAACGGCATTAACTTTTTCATTTACTTTCCATTTTAAAGTT